AAGAAAAAGAAAAGATTAGAAACTCTAATCCAGGAAAAACAAACTCCTGGTACAAGTCACAAGAAAGACTTTATCGTAAGCAAAGAACGATTAGATTTGTGAATGAAAAATATGGGGTAAAGATTGACGATGACGATGTAGCAGATGCAATTGCTATCGGATCTTGGGCGGTAGAAAATTGGAATAAGGTGTTCTAATGCCCAGAGGAAGTTCTTTACATCATTCAGAAGCATATTTAAGAAAAAGACTTCATATAGATAAAAAGACTCCTGAGCAGGTAGCGAAGGAGTGCAATGTAAGCGTTCAGGTTATTTATCGACAAATGAAAAAGTTTGGAATAAAATAATGGCAGATATGGTTAATCATCCTAAGCATTACACATCGGACCCCTCTGGCGTCGAATGTATTGACATTACTCGCCACAGGAACTATAATATAGGTAACGCCATAAAGTATTTGTGGCGAGCGGGTCTTAAGAATGAAGACAAGCATATTGAAGATTTGAAGAAAGCAATCTTTTATATTAGTGATGAAATCAAACGAATAGAAGGGAATTATCGTGGGGCGCAGAAAGAAGATCAAGAGTCTTAATCCTAACGCACATCTCTTTGTTAAGACAGAACATTATGCCATCCCAGAAACTAATCGTGTAATTGAACTAGATGAAACAATCAAAATTTCTGGAGAGCATGGAAGAAAGTTTAGATTTAAGTCACATGTAATCAGAACAGATACTGGTATTGAGTGGATTGAGTGTATCCAACTAGAGAAAAGTGTTTCTGCTGGTTGGAGATTCTTTAGGCCAGATCGAATTAAGCCCCTTCCTAAGTCTAGAAGGCCACGCAAAAGGGCTGCGTAAGATATAATTGGTGGACTATGAGTGAAATTATTGAGCATATTGAAGAAGTAAACAAGGTTGCCTCACACTATATTAAAGGTCTTAATGAATCTGAGATCTCCAAGGAACTTGATATTCCTAGGTCTAGAGTATCTGCTTTGCTTAGAGAATGGAAGAGCATGGCTGCCAACTCAGAGGCAGTTCGTGCTAGAGCAAGAGAAGCATTATCTGCTGCAGACACTCACTATTCAGAACTAATTAAGCAGGCATATGAGGTAGTAGACGAGGCTACTCAAACTAGTGCGCTATCTGTAAAAAATCAAGCCATTAAACTTATTCTTGACATTGAATCAAAAAGAATTGAGATGCTTCAAAAAGCAGGACTGCTAGAGAACAAAGAACTTGCTGACCAACTCCTTGAAACAGAAAGAAAGCAAGAACTGTTGATTAATATTCTGCAAGACATTGCATCTAAATACCCAACAATCAAGACTGAAATTCTAACTAAACTTGCAGAGGTTTCTGGGCCAAGCGGGGGAGCAGTAGTTATATATGACTCTTGATTTCTCTGACTTCCTTGAAGCGCTAGACGATAATCCATTTGAAGAAGATCCTGTAGATCTTGATACATTTCTTCACGACCCGATGTATCTTGACCAGCCAAAACTATCTCAGATTCAGCGAGATCTTGTTGAGGCTATGAGCCAAATATATAAGGAAGAAGATCTCATCAGATTATTCGGAGAAAAAGAAGGCAGAGAACACTTTAAAAAATATACAAAGTCAGAAGTCATATTGCAATTAGGCAAGGGATCGGGTAAAGATCATACGTCAACGATTGGTTGTGCCTACTTGGTTTATAAATTAATGTGCCTTAAAGATCCTGCAAAGTATTTTGGTAAGCCACCAGGCGACGCCATAGATATTATCAATATTGCTATCAATGCACAGCAGGCAAAGAATGTATTCTTCAAGGGATTCAAAAATAAAATTGCTAGATCCCCGTGGTTCGCGGGTAAGTATGAATCAAAGGTTGACAGTATTGAATTTGATAAGGCAATAACCGTATACTCTGGGCACTCAGAAAGGGAAAGTCATGAGGGACTTAATCTCATCCTCGCCATTCTTGACGAGATTTCTGGCTTTGCCCAGGAATCTAATAGTGGTAATGAAAATGCCAAAACTGGTGATGCAATTTATAAAGCATTCCGCGCATCAGTAGATTCACGATTTCCTGACTATGGAAAGGTAATTCTTCTATCATTCCCCCGCTATCCAGGAGACTTTATCTCTAAGAGATATGATGAAGTGGTTGCTGAAAAAGATGTAGAGCATAAGACTTATACGTTTATTATTAATCCAGATCTTCCACACGATGATTCTGACAATCAGTTTGAAATTGAGTGGGACGAGGACCACATTATTTCCTACAAGTTCCCTGGCGTATATGCAATTAAAAGACCAACGTGGGAGGCCAATCCAACCAGGGATATTGAAGATTTTAAAATTGCATTTATGACAGATTATGCAGATGCCATGCAAAGATTTGCATGTGTTCCATCATTTATCACAGACGCTTTCTTTAAGCAAAAAGATAAATTGGAAAAGGCCATGTGCAGGCATAATCCAATTGACTCTTTTAAAAGAATTGAGGCATCATTTCAGCCACAAGAAGATGTTAGATATTTCTTACATGCCGACCTTGCACAAAAGCATGACAAATGTGCAATTGCTATAGCGCATGTTGATAAGTGGGTTCAGGTTAGAACATTTAATGACTACACGCAGATTCATCCCTTTGTAATTGTTGATGCAGTAGTTTGGTGGGAGCCAAGAAGAGAGGGACCAGTAGATCTTTCTGAGGTTAAGAACTGGATTGTTGACTTTAGACGTAACGGATATCAAATAGGATTGGTTACCTTTGACCGCTGGCAATCATTTGATATTCAGCAGGAACTAAAAAGTATTGGAATTAAAGCAGAAACACTATCTGTTGGTAAGAAGCATTATGAAGATCTTGCCATGTTAGTTTATGAGGATAGAGTTTTAATGCCACATATTCAAATTCTTTTAGATGAAATGAGTCAATTGCGTATCGTATCTGATAAGAAGGTTGACCACCCTAGAAAGGGAAGCAAGGACTTGTCAGACGCCGTTACTGGCGCGGTATATAATGCAATAGCCCATACTCCAAGAAACATGAATCAAGAAATTGAGGTTTATGATTGGAAGGGCGTTACTCGTAAAAATGAGAGGGAACTTGCAGAAGGAGTTATCTCTGCGCCACCAAAAATGCCAGAGGATGTTGAGGACTATCTTGACTCCCTAGGAATGCTCTGATAGAATTTATTCATAACCAGAAAGGTAAATAATGATTATTTCATTTTTGTTTGCAACTTTATTTTTGTTTTTATTTAATGTCTTTTCGCAGATTGTTTCCTATGCTAATGAAATTAGCACGAATGGAAAACTTTCCTTAGTATCAATGCTAACCGTTATTCTTACATTGGTTTTGATTACCTGGAATATTTTCGCAATTATTTTCTATTTTAATTAAATAGCGAGCGGCGGTATCGGTCCCGTCTTATAAGCGGGGGATTATAATGCCGTAATTGGTCCATGTGGGTTCAAGTCCCACCCGCCGTACAATGAATGATATAATTTAATATATATTTAGGAGTGATGATTATGTCAAATGAAGTAGAAGGAGACCTAGATCTCGCAGATATTGAGGTAACAGAGCCTCCAGCAATTTGGAAGCCAGAAGAAGAAACAGAGGCTTTTGAGGTTGCCGATAAGGATGATGATGCAAATGGTTAAGATTCCTACAAGAGCGGAAATTCGTCAAGCCCTGATTGATCATGGCGTAGACGCAAAGTTTTATAAGGGCTGGGAAAGTAAGGGAAGAGACTGGACCAATGGTATGCAGGCTTGTGTTGTGCATCACACATCAACTGCCAGCGCCACAGAAGGAAAGGGTGCCCCATCCCTTTATTGGGCAGTTACCGCCTTTGCTCCTATGGCTGTTGCCAATCAACTAGTTGGCAAAGACCCAGGATCGAATTGGTATCTCAGCGCAGGAGCGACATACCACTCTGGCGACGGCGGTCCATGGAGTGCCGTTGGCGTAGGTGTAGGAAATGTTCTACATTGGCGTGCATGGGGTATTGAAATTGACGATCCAGGTATTTCAAAGACAATTAATAAGTATCAAATTGAGCAGGTTGCTAGAACTCTTGCAGCGCTATGGGATTTGAATGAGTGGCCTGAAGATGGGTCCAGAATTATTACAAACGGGGACTGGACTGACTCAGGACCATTCCTTGGTGAAAAGAATTACGGTCCATATCGCTATCGTAAGAATGATACCCTACGTCAATTCTATGATCAGGATTTCTGGCGCAATGAGGCAAAGAAATACAGGATTAAGAAGCAGATGTGGGATGGAACAATTCCACGCCGCGCAGCAACAGAGGCAGCCATTGCGCGAGATGGCGCAAATAAGGCAACATGGAGAGTTGCGTGCAGACTATATGATTTAGGCGCAAGAGATCGTATGCCAGCAGAACTTGGCAAGCAAAAGTGTCCTAAGGGCGCTGTCAAAAATTTCCAAGAGTCCGTGGGCATCAGGGCCAATGGAAAACCAACAGAAGAAACATGGATAAAGTTATTTGGTAAGGATAAGCCATAAGATGCCATATGATATCCGCCAAAATTATGGCGACTGCAAAGGATTTGCTGTGGTCGGTCCCGATGGAACTATTAGGGGTTGCCATCCAAGTAAAAAAGATGCAGAGGAACAAAGAGTGGCCCTTTATTCTGTAGAAGATAAGATGGATAAAGGTATTTCCGTTGGCTCCATGGTTTCATGGAATTCCAGCGGTGGTCGGGCTGAAGGCAAAGTGAAGAGGATTGTCAGGGACGGCAAGGTAAAAGTCCCTGGCTCCTCATTCACAATTACAGGAACATCAGATAATCCAGCAGTTTTAATTACTGTTTATAGAGATGGAGAGCCAACAGATACTGTAGTTGGTCACAGAATGGATTCACTAAGAGGTATCGGCAAGGCTTATGCAGGATGCGGCTGTGCAGAGTGCAAGGCAGAAGATATATCTTGTTCAGAGTGTGATACATGCACCCCAGCAGTAATGAAAGCAGACACCTATACTCCAACATCTGGAATGCAAGCAGCAGCAAAGCGTGCATTAAAGTGGAAGGAAGATGGGAAGGCTACAGGAGCAGGCACCCCAGTTGGATGGACAAGAGCAAGGCAGTTAGCAAATAGAGAATCACTTTCCTTATCAACGGTAAAGAGAATGTATTCTTTCTTTTCAAGGCATGAAGTAGACAAGAAGGGCAAGGGCTTTTATTCAGGACCAGAATTCCCATCTAATGGAAGAATAATGTGGGATGCCTGGGGCGGAGATGCTGGCTTTTCTTGGTCTAGAAAAATTGTTGAGAGAGAAAGATCCAAGAAGGTTTGGGAAGGCTCTATTTTTGATTTAAACAAATACCAAGACTAGGAGGGGTGCAATGGTTTTTCTGCTAGCACTAATTCCATGGGTATTGACAACTATTGCTCTTTTATATATAATGGTAAGAAATAATAACAATAATAACAATGACAACGATAATCACGATGATTATTTTGATGACGACTATTATGATGAAAAAGAAACAGTTCGTGTAGCCGTATATGATGAAAAGGCATACTGGGTATATGAAAATGTTTTTTATCAGGCGGAAGTAACAAGGGAACCAGACTTTTCTACTGCCGAACCAGTTGATACAATGTCACTAAATCAAAAAGAACTTAATAAACTAATGGCAATTCTTGATGAATTGCAACAACACAATGAAAGGGATTAAAGTGAACGTCGCAGTACAAGGCACAAAAGAGTTTTCAGATTACAGCGTATTTATGCGTGCAATGGGAGTAGCACTATCTTCATTACAAGATGAAGAGTTTAATGTATATAGTGCTGGACCATCTTCAATCAATTCATTTACCGCTGAATTCTGCAATCTTTCAGAAGGTGGCCTTAAGCGTCGTGGCATCAAGGTTCGCTACTACAAGGTAGCACCATCTTTTATTGAAGAGAACATTGACGACTTTGACTACTTTGCGTTCCTTTCTACTCCCAACCAGCGACCGTCGCGTCTTTCTGCGACCGCTGAGTTGAGTGGAGTGGAAGTGGGCGTCTTCCAGTATTAGGAGGACGCCATGCTATCAAAAAGAGATCGTTCGTATCTTAGTGTTGCAAGGTATTTGGCTACAAAGTCAAGCGCTAGAAATACTCATGGAGCCCTAGTTGTAAAGGGTGGTAGAGTTCTCGGATCAGGATTTAATAAAAACAGGAATCACCCAAAGATTGTCTCCCCAGAACACATTAAGACCGAATGCAGTTTTCATGCAGAGCAGGTTGCAATTAAGGAGGCTGGAGAGGATAATGTTAGGGGTGCAGTAATTTATGTAGCAAGAGTTAATCGTCAAGGATTGGATAGAGACAGCAAACCTTGTTCCCGCTGTAGTGCTTTGATTGAGCGGGTGGGAATCAAGAAGGTTGTCTTTACCGCTGAAGCAGGAGAATACTATGCTAGTAACTAGTTTAGAAGAAATGGAACGCATTGTTGCAGTTCGCCCAGATCTTGAATGGGATGGATGGAACGTTGTTAAATACATTAATAGCGACAACGCAATCTACTCTAAAGAGGGTGCGTTTAAGGATGGCAAGTGGCTAAAAAAGAAGGTATTTCCACTTACGGAAAGTGGCTGGCACCTTCCCAATCATATAGGGAGAGAAGATGCACAGGTGGAAGGATGAGGCAGAATGCCTTAATATGGACACAAACATCTTCTTTGATAAGTATGAAGAAGACCAGCACCTTGCTTCATCAGTAGACAACATATGTCAGAGATGCCCAGTAAACAAGAACTGCTTTGCCTGGGGAGTATCTAATAAAGAATGGGGCGTATGGGGAGGAATCTACCTTAAAGATGGTAAAATTGACAAAGAGTTTAATGCACACAAAGACAAAGAAGATTGGTTTAATGTGTGGGAATCTCTCACTATGGAGGTAGAATGATCTATACGCCAGAGGTCGCTGCAGCAATAAGATCTATTCCAGTACCCGTAGAAATGACTATAGATATAGTAGACTACGGTGACTTCCTTGGAATTAGATTCTATGAAAGTGAGTGGTCGCACATTTCTGAATCAGAAAGACTTAAGATGGCTATGTATTTCCAGGCAGTAAAAAAGATGCTCAAGCGCGGCGGCATTGAGGCCACACTTGACCCTGTGTATGACAGTCCTGGGGTGCAGCAACTGGGATGAGCATTTTTATATCCATAGCATCCTATAGAGATCTTGAACTTCCAAAAACCGTAAAAAGCATTTATGAAAATGCAGATCGCCCAAGTGATTTAGTGTTTGGAATTGTCAATCAAGATGCCAGAAATAAGCATGAAGATTTTAGCCACCTTGGAAAGCAAGTAAGAGTAAACAATATTCATTATAAAGATGCTAAAGGTGCTGGCTATGCTAGAAAACTTGCCATGGAGTTATTCGATGGAGAAGATTTCTTTTTTCAAATAGATTCTCATATGAGATTTGTTAAAGGCTGGGATACAAAATTAAAAAATATGCTTGAGCAGTCTCAGTCTT